AACTTACGGCCATCAAATAATGGACTCAATAAATGATCAATTTGAACATGTTGTTCATCCATAGAACTATATATTATATATTCCTCTATTTTGGGCATTTCGTTCTGACAATCCTTACCTACCGTATTTTTAAGACGATTTTTACACGCCATCACTGTATCTTCACTTAACCAATTATATTCATCTGGCGTGATTTGTTTCAATTTAAAATACAGTGACTCTTGTATAGCCAAACAAATATTAGAAAAATATAAATAATCTGATATAGTTTCTATATTTTTCGGTAATTTTTCTATAGTATTTTTTAAAAATTCGTTCTTTATTTCTCCAATGTTCTCGATATTCATATTTATAATATCACCCATTATACTTGAATTATTATTTGTCCATGTTTTCAATAGAAAATCATAATACATTGCTGGTATTGCTATTCCATTCAGATCACTTACTTCTTCATAAAAACCACTTTTTGTTTCTATTATACTTGGTATATTTAATTCATACTGCATTGTTGGTTCTCTAATAAATATTTTTTCTAATACTACTGAAATATCGTCCAAAATAGATTCAGGAATAAATTTAATCATTTCTGTCGGTACTAAATTCGTAACTAGTTTCATGTTGGTTTCCTCGGTTTCTTTGAATATATTTTGATGTATACCTCGAAATTCTATATATTCTTGTTGTTTCATTTCTACATGATTCATATGTAAAAACTCCAATGGACGATCATTCGGTTTGGTATCACTTTCTAATAAATATAATCTTTTTGTAGCTCGAGTACATCCTACATAAATTGTAGGTGGACAAATATATCTTGGTAAATTTTTTGCATAATAAATAAAATATGAATTATCGAAACCTACCACAAATACATAGGGTCGTTGTCTTCCTTTTACACAATGAAAAGTCGAAAAAACAATCTTTCCTTCAATAACACGCTCATCTATATTCGTATTTTCTATCATTGGTACATGACATGGTATATTTTTTTCTACCAACATATTCTCCAATTTACGTATATTACTATATTGCCCCTTCACTGATGGTCCTAATATAAATATTTCACTCGGTTTTACACCACTATCTAGTAATTTCATTATTTCTGCACAAACCACAATTTGTATATTATACATAGAATTACGTATATATAGTACTTTCGCACCATCTCGACATGCCTTCATTCGTTCTTCGCCGATCAACACATTATTAATAAACGAACACATCTGATTGGTTATTCTATACGATGTTTTCATTGTACATTTTGCGAATTTCTTAGTTCTCAAATTCGGATGATTTTTCCATATTGATTCAGCGGATGTTAAAAAACGAATATCTGAACCCTTAAAATCATATAATCCTTGCATACTATCACCCAAACACATCAACTGTATTTTAGACCCAAGATCTCGTGCAAATTTTATCATAAAACGAAAATATAAAAATGTCATATCCTGTTTCTCATCTAATATCAAAATATCTATTTTTGGTAATGGTATTTTTGGTGGAATATCATTCGTAATTATACGTTTTATTCCGGCATCTACATGAGCATCATCAGAGTAATATTTCTTAGCCAAGCTATGATATGTATGTACTGTTATGTTTTTTACTTTCAAGTTCTCGATTTTCTCACGAACTTCATGTTTTAATGATTTATTATATGTCATTTGTAATATTTTTTTCCTTGGTGAGACCATCGGAATCGACAAAATGAGTGTAGTTTTTCCTGTTCCAGCGACAGCATTTACAACAACATTATAACCTTTTTTAATTTGAAATAATATATGTCGTTGTTCGTCACTTAATGACTCCATTTTTAAATTCACAATTAGATAATATAGTCTATTTGTTTTTATATATATTTTTAATACAAAATGTTGGTTTTATTAGATTGTTCTTGGAATGTTCTCCGAATAATATAAAAACATAAAAAAAACATCAAAAAATCGTTGTTTTCGACGATATTTATAATAAATTCTCTCAAACATAAAAATAAAGTCCAGAAATTTTAGAAAATGGACAAGGTTCTGGTTGTCCATTTTTCAAAACTACGTGGAAGAATTTTCAAAAAGTGTGTTGTGACTGACATGCAGTAAAACTGAAAAAACACGAAAAAAACTGGCTGCATAATTTCTTACCATAAATTTTGGCACAGGGTTTTTCAAAATGCACATAGTTTGTATAATTCTCAAAAACTATTTAATTTTTGAAATTGTATTTTATCGAGACCATAATACATAACAAATTATTTTAATAACTAGAAAATGTTGATTTGAAAACTGCACAACTGCACAAATTAAGTCTGTGCACTTTAGGAAAAGTATGTGCATTAATTATTTTTACGTTAAAATAATATAAATAATATAAATAATATATATATGATATAATATAATGGAACATAAAAGAATACGTAAATTTCAATATGAGACTGAATATCATGCCGATTCTATAACAAAATTAAAATCGATCGATTGTAAATATCATATTTTTGGTATTGATGGTGATATAATAAAAGGATGTATTTGTTTTATCAATCCGAGAACACCTAATAAAATAAAACAAAAATATTTTGATAACAATGTCGTTTTTATTGATACACCTGATGAAATATCAATAGAAGAATATAAACAGTTAGAAAATGTATGGGAGACAGGTAAATTACCTACAAACGGTAGACCTAAAATAGCAATTTCAAATGCTACATTAGTGAAACCTGATATGGTAACAACACATACATCGGTTATTCATGAAGATACCCAGATATCTACTATAATATTGAATCAACATAACGAATTATTACAACAAAATAATTCATTATTAGAACATAGTAAAGAAATGTGTACGTTTTTGATGAAACAAAATCAACAATTATTAGAAGAGAACAAACAGTTAAAACAAACATCAACTGCGACAAATACAACAATAACAAATAACATAGAAAGAGTGGAAAATAAAACTATTAATTTTAATGTATTTTTGAATGAGGAATGTAAAAACGCATTGACATTAAATGATTTTATTAATTCATTAAAAATAGAAGATGCGGATCTGTTTTGTGCAAAAGAATATGGCTTAGTAGAAGCTATTACTAATATATTCCATAGAGGATTACAAAATTGTGATATAACAGAAAGACCAGTACATTGTACTGATACAAAACGTGAGACACTACATATAAAAGATCAAAGTGGTTGGATTAAAGAATCTGGTGCAGATTCAAAGCATATGAAAAATGCTTTTAGTAAAATATCAAACAAAAAAATACATAAACTATCACAATATATAAGAGAAAACCCCGAAGGATTCAATAATGTTGAAGCACCTAATTATGAAGAATGTCTGAAGATGATGCGTGGTGTATATGGCGCAGATGAAGATATAGAAAAAACAGAAAAGAAAGTAATCAAAAATATAGCTAAATCGGTATATATAAGTGGACAAATAAGTAAATAATAACTATTTTTTGTTTTTTCTAGTTTTCAATTTAGAATTTGGAACGAATTTTTTATTGAATTGTATAGCCCTTAGTAGTTTCATTTGTCTAGTAGCATTTTTACGGGTTGAACACTTTGAAAATGCCCTTTTAGTTTGAGTGTTTATAACACGATAACAATTATATTTACCTTTTACTTTGATTGTTTTATAAGGCATATTTATAATATCGATATATAAAATTGATATTATAAATCATACAAAAGATTCAATTTCAAACAAAAAGAATAATTAGAACCATTCATTTGTAATATACGTCCAAATTCATCAAAAAGACGAATTCGTAATCGTTGAATATCTACCGGACCAAAATATTGTCTGGGTTCAGTAATAAAAATCATTTTATTATTTTTTATAGTACCTAGAGAACCTTCTATAGAAATACGTGCTATAATATCATCATTTAAAATGGATTGATTAAAAACACTTATAAAAGAGTTATTTGAATTTTTATTATAATCATCAATAGATAGATAAATATATCTATTATTATTACAATCAATTACGCTTTCTCCAATATAATAAAAATCATTATCATAATATGCTCGGTTGAAACCTAATGTCCATCCAATTCTAGTAGCAATATTAGTAGAATCGGAAATACCATTAATATTTTTTGTAAAATCAAAATTTATACTTTTTATAATTTCACCCTTTTCACCAAATGGCTCTACAATAACTTTACCACTACCTGAACCATTTTCAGTAATATCTAATTTAAAATGTATATAAGAAAAAATACTATCTGGATCTATAAGAATGCCACTTTCATCTTTAGGTGATATAATAGAATTTAATTTATTTATTAAATCTGTTGCAGTATAATTACCATCAGGAATTATAAAAACTTTTTCTTCATGAATAATATTTTTTTCACCATAATTATTATTCAAAATAGCATTTGGATCACAGATTACTTTTATATATAAAAAATTATTACCATTATGTTGAGAAATATTATAAAAAGTAAACGGTAGCTCTATAGCAGATAATTCCATCGAAACCACTTTATTCAATTTAGTAGTTAATTGAATGGTAAAATCAGAACTTTGTGTTGTAGTAAGCGTATCTCTAAACTTCGTATCTATATTCAAACATTTTGTAATTATACGTTTGTTCAAAGGATTAATAACACCTGGGAAATAATCACTATTGTTAGTATAAATATATTGTGTTTCAGGGCGTTGTACTAATTCTGTTTCTCTTGTAAGTGGTATTTTAGATAATGGCGTATTTAATGTATCTAATTGATTATTTTTTGGAATAATAGTAGGAGGTTTTTCATTTGGTTTACATTTAGCATTTATTATTAAATTTTTAGCATTTGTCAAAAAAGCAATAAAATCACGTTTTAAACGTTTATCTATATGTCCACTTTTTAATAATTGTTCTCTTATTTGATATTCTTTTAATTCAACATCATTAGAATTATAAGTAGATTTTAATTTAAAAAAACGTTCAAGATCTTTTAATGAATAATTATTTATATCTAAATCTAAGTTTTCCATTATAATATGATAAGACAAATAATATGTATTATAAACACGATGCCAAATATAATTTATTTTTCAAATATTTTCTTTTCGGGCTTTCTATTATAGAGTAAAAAAATGGCATCAGGTGATTATACAAATTCTATAAAAATGAAAAATGCATATACAAGACCATGTAACTCAAATAATTTTAATTGTAATGAAATATCAACACGGGTTGTGTATAATATTGAGAAATATCGTTATAATACAATAGCAAAAACAATTAAAAAATATTTTATAACACCAGTTAAAAATGGTTCAGTAACATTTACAATAGAAGCATATTTAAGAAATTTTTTAGTCAATCAATCAGTAAGTGTGTATAGTGATGTAAATTATTTTGAAGGAAATATACTTAACTATGATGAAATATCAGGAGAAATAACAATAAATAATATAGATTGTATAAATGGTATTTTCAATGATAATTTATTTTATTCCGTTTGTTTACTAGGTTTCAATCCAGAAGTAATAAAATTAAATAAAAGAATGAAAGATTTATATCAATATTTATTTCAAGTAGATATAGATGTATTTCCAGAATACGATCCAAATATTGAATTACTATATTTATATAGACTACAAATAACCAGATTATACAAATATTTATTTAATACAAATTTAGAAAACGAACCAGAATATAGTATTGATTATAATTATTTAGAAAATAAAATAAATGAGATATATTTCTATTTTTTTAATTTA